TGGCCGAGGTCAACGCCCGCCCGACGATCCTCGAGCAGCTCTACGCGGCCCTGCGCCGCGCCCTGCGCGCCCTGTTCCCGCGGTTCGGGTGGAGCGAGGCCGAGCTGCGCGACCTGCTGCGCCGCGGAGTCCAGGCCATGCGGCAGGACGGCGCGCGGCAGGCTCGCCAGCAGAAGGCGCGCGACGCCTGGGCCGAGCCCGGCGCCACGATGGAGCAGCGCGCCGACGTCCCGATCATCCGCACCAAGGAGGACTACCGCCGCTACCGCGCGCAATACGGCCTGCCGAACAAGTCGGCGCCTCCGCCGGGATCCTCGATTGCGGCCTTTTTCGGCAAGGGCCCGGTGGAGTTCGTGGACGAGGACACGGGCGAGGTGGTCGCGCGCACCGAGGTCGACCCCGCCAATCTGCCTTCCGCCCCACCTGCAGACCCGCGCACACCGGAGTTCAAGGCGTGGTTCGAGGGGTCTCAGGTCGTCAACGAGGACGGCGCGCCGAAGGTCATGTACCACGGGACGATTCGGTGGGATGACGAAAGCAAGGGCATCGCGTTCGGCGACGTGAGCGTGTTCGATCGCATGTTCACGCAGAAGGCTCTGGGCCGGAAACCCAACATCGACCAGATCGGAACGTGGTTCTCCGACAAGCCTGACAAGCAAGGCGCCGGGCTGTTTGCTGGCGAGAGCGGAGTCGTGTACCCCGTTCACCTGTCGATCAAGAATCCGTGGCGTCCGCGAGACGGGTGGGACACCATGCTGCGCATGGCGAACCGCCTTGCCGGGGATGACCCGGAGAAGCGCAACTTCGTGAACCCGGAGGCGCTACGCGACTGGCTCAAGATGGCCGGTTACGACGGCATCGTGTTTCCGCGAGGAAGCGTGGACGACGTTGACAGCCAGTTCTGGGTGGCGCTTGAGCCCGAGCAGATCAAGTCGGTGTTCAACGACAAGCCGACGAGCGACCCGAACATCCTTAAGTCGCAGGGCGACCCAGGCATCGACGCCATCCGCAAGGCGCAGCAGGCCATCCGTGACGCCGACCTGGGCACCGACGAGGGCGTGCAGGCCGCACTCAGCGCGATGGATGTGCTGGGCCGGTCGCCGCGCCGGCGCAAGCGGCCGTCGAAGTTCGTGCGCGATGCGATCGACCAGCGCCGCAGCCCGTTCCTGAAACTGCTGTCGCGCACGCAGCTGGTGGAGCTGTCGCAGAAGTTGCTTCCGCAGGCGTCGGTCTATGACCGGCTGGTGCGCAACATGGAGGCGTTCGGCAACCGGCTGTCCGAGCCGGCGGCGGACGTCGCCGAGCGGTGGTCGACCTTCACCTGGCGCCAGCGCGAGGCGGCCGAGCGACTGGCCGACATCATGCACAAGGCGACCCTCATGCGGTTCGACCCTGCCGGCGGCGTCGCTTCCGTGGTGGCCGCGGGCGCCGACCCGGCCAAGCGGGCGCTGCTGTTGGAGTTCAACGAGATCTCCGACGACCCGGCGGTGTTGAAGGAGGCGCATGAAATCTACCGCGCCGTGCGCGGCCTGTACGCCGACCGCCGCGCCGCGATGAAGGAGGCCCTGATCGAGCGGATCAAGGCCGCCGACATGAAGGGCAACAAGCGCGCCGAGCTGATCGGAAAGGTCACGGCGTACTTCGAGTCGGAGGCGGTCAAGGGCGTCTACTTCCCGCTGGCCCGCTTCGGCGACTACTTCATCGAATACACGGTCAACGGCGTCCGCCACTACTCGATGTTCGAGCATGTCGGCCAGATGCGCGCGGCGCTGGAGGATCTGGCCGCGATGGGCGATGCCGGCGTCGAGATCACCAAGAGCGGCAAGCGGGTGCGCAGCCTGCGCGCCGACCCGCCGCCCGGGGCCGGCTTCATGGCCGACCTTGTGATGTCGATCCAACTGGCCGGCGACCCGGAAGGCGCGCCGATCATCAGCGAGGAAGCGGCCGACGCCCTGGCCGACTCGGTGTGGCAGATGTACCTCGAGGCCCTGCCCGAGTTGTCGATGCGCAAGCACAACATCCACCGCAAGGGCACGCCGGGCTTCTCCAACGACGCCCTGCGCGCGTTCTCGCACCAGATGTCCCACGGCTCGCGCCAGATCGCCCGCCTGCGCTACGGACACCTGCTGTCCGCCCGGATCCAGTCGATGCGCAAGTCGGTAGAGGACGGCGAGCCGACCGATCCGGTGGCGGCGGCGGACTACCTCGTCCAGCTGGACCAGTCGTTCCAGTGGGCGATGAACCCCGAGAGCCGGCATTGGTCGGTGCAGTTGACCTCGCTTGGGTTCTTCATGCACCTGGGCCTGTCGCCGGCCGCGGCCCTCATCAACCTCACGCAGCTCTATGTGATGACCATGCCGGTGCTTGGCGCCCGGTACGGCTACGGGCGCGCCAACGCGGCGCTGCTGCGGGCCCAGGGCGAATACATCGCGTCCCGCGCCAGCGCGGCGGCGCGCGCCAAGCTGGAGGCGGACTACGACGGCGACCTCGGCAAGGCGCTGACCGACCTCGAGCAGTCCGGCATCATCGACCGCACGCAGACGTCGGCCCTGTCCGGCATGGGCGAGGACCGCGCTGCGCTGGCGATCTGGCAGCAGAAGTCGATGAAGATCGTCGGCGGACTGTTCCACCAGGCTGAACGGTACAACCGCGAGGCGACCGCGATCGCGGCCTACCGACTGGCCCGCGATGCCGGCAAGTCGCACGACGCGGCGATCTCGGTGGCCTACTCGGCGATCGTCCGCAGCCACTTCGACTACTCGAACCTGAACCGCCCGGAGTTCCTGCAGTCGCCGCTCGCCAAGGTGGCGTTCCAGTTCAAGTCATACGCCTTCAACACCCTGTTCGTCATCTGGCGCGGCTTTTACCAGTCGTTCCGCGGCGAAACGGAGACGGGCTACGGCGAGAAGTGGAGCGAGCGCCAGGTCGCACGGCGCGAGCTGATCGGCATCCTTGGCACGACCGGCCTGCTGGGCGGCACGATGGCCCTGCCGATGTTCAGCGAGATCATGGCCGTGGTGCAGTTCGTCGTGAACCTGCTGCGCGACGACGACGAGGAACCGATCGACGTCCTGCATGAGTTCCGCCTGTGGCTGGCGGAGCGCGGCGAGGCGCTGGCGCGATCCTATGGCGCGGACGACCCGAAGGTTGCTGGCCAGACGATCGGCGACCTGGTAGCCAAGGGGCCGGTCAACGCGCTGGCCGGCGCCGACCTGTCGAGCCGCATCAGCATGGACGACCTGCTGTGGCGCGACGCCACGCGCGACCTCAAGGGCGAGGACGAGGCCATGCACCTGGTCAAGGAGGCGCTGGGCCCGGTGTTCGGCGGCATCGGCTTGGCGATGTTCCGCGGCAAGGAGGCGATGGAAAACGGCGAGTGGTGGCGGATGTCGGAGGCGCTGACGCCGAAGTTCCTGCGCGACGCGATCAAGGCGTTCCGCTTCGGCAAGGAAGGCGTACTCAACCGCGGCGGCGCGCCGATCATCGACGAGATCACGAAGGCCGAGTTCCTGCTGCAGTTTTCCGGCTTCACGCCGTCCCGCCTGGATGATGCATACGACCGTCAGAACGCCCTCAAGCGCATCGAGACGGCTACCCTCGAGCGCCGCCAGAAGATCATGGCGGCTTACTTCAAGGCCGTCGAGGAGAAGGACCCGCAGAAGTCGGCGCGGCTGTGGAACGAGGCTGACGCGATGCGCGACAGCTGGAACGCCCGCAACCCGGATTGGCCGATCGGCACCGACGGGATCCGCTCGAGCATCCGCGGCAAGTACCAGGCGCGCGGCAACATGATCGACGGCGTGTACGTCAATCCGCGAGTTGGCGATCGCGTTAAGGGAGAAACGTACTGATCGCTCAGAACCAGCCCTCCCGGCACTCGCGGTCCATGCCATCACCGAACACCCGGTCCTCGTCCACGCCAATGATGGCGCGTGCGTAGCCACCTGGGACAACCTGCCAGCCGGACCACTCGTACAGCGCGCTGCCGTCGTCCTCGAACTCGGTGCCGAAGCGCGAGCCCCAGCGGATGAAGCCCGAGCCGCGGTCGGGATTGCCGATCGCCGACATGGCGGGATCGTCCACGCAGTCGATGTAGGCGCGCGACACCAGGCTGGTGTCGATGCAGCGCAGGTCGCCGGAATGGATGCCGGCGAGGCAAAGCGCGATAACGATCAGGTTCATTGTTATCCGTCAATCCGGGGTCGAAGATGCGTTAGGCGCTACTCGCGTCTAGCATTAATTGGCTCAGCAAGTAGCAGAATGGCTCGCCGTTGCCGCTACGCGGGTCAATGCCGCAGCGCTCAAACACATGCAGCGCCACATGCGCAAGCTCATGCGCCAGCGTGTGCGGCTTCTCCGCCCATACCAAGTACGTCCACAAGCCATCCTTTCCTTCCCCGCCGGAAAAACGGCCCTCTGTGGCGCAAGTCAACTCGTCATCTGCAGCGAACACTCGCTTGTGCGTCGCCTTGTAGTCGTCTGCCGTGTGCGCAACAAACAGCCGGCCGTTGTACGGCCGCAGGCTTACCTCAACCGCGCGCCTAACCCGTCGGTCAAGCCGACTCGCTACAGCTTTGCTTCCGCTCACGGCTTACCTCCCACGTTGGGCGTCAATCGGGTCTCGACTGCACCCATTCGATCGCCGCGTTGATTTCGCGCACATGCGCACCGTAGTCGGCCAGTATCTCGGCGCGTGTGCGGCCGCTCTGCCCGTACTCCTGCTGCATCTGTTCGTCGGTCAGTCCGGCAAACGCAGCTTTGGCGCGCTCGAAGTTGTCGCCTCTGGCATCGCGCAGCGCGCGGATTGCAATCTCTTTCGGTGTCATGGGTTCCTCCACGCCCAACTAGGCGCTCAAGTCGGACGCCGGGGGCCTGCCCGGCTCAGTCGCAGCGCCTTGGCCGGCGCCGCTTAGCTCGGCGTTAGGCCTCAAATCGAAACCGCAAAAGGTGGGGGCAGCCGGACTCTCACCGGCGCGGACTGTGCCGCCGCTTCCAACCCTTAAAGCCAGCTTCTCGGCGTGTCCAGCGCGCATTGGCCGGTCCGCCTGGTCTGTTTGGTTGTGCATCTCTGCCGTACCCCCGTAGTTTGTGGCCGAACTGTTAATTCCAGCGGACACCTTCGGTGCCGCTGAATTAGGCGTTAGCACTATGTCAAAGCCCAAGCAGCGCGGCCAAGGCCATGCGCTGTTGGCGGCGCTGCTCGCGCTGTTCTGGCGTCATCGCGGCGTCTCGCGCAACGCGCTCCGCAAGAATCCGGCGGGCGTAATCCGCTTTAGCCTGCAGCGCTTGACGTTTGCGTTCTTCGCGTGTGCCGCGGCGCTTTGCCTCTCCCATCGTTTCTCTCCGTGCTAACTGCCCGTTCCATCGGACGGGCTGCGCCCGCCGCTGAACGGGGCGTTGGGCGTCAGCAAACCCATTTCCCGCAACTTCGCTTTCGCGCGATGTGGCGTATCAAGCGACCGCTTCGACGCTCGCCCGGTGCAGTGAAGTTCGGTCTCCAGTTCGTCCGCGCACTCTCCCAGCAGCAGCGCCAGCGCCTCGACCTCGGCGCGTAGGCGGTCTATTTCATCAGTGGCCAACCAACGATGGGTGCGGGGCATTATGTCGGTGTCTATTTTTTCCGGGTGTTTCTGCCGCCCAACATCGCGGTCAACGGCGACGCCCGCCGGTTCGCTGCTTTCGTTCATCGAATCCTCCTGCGCCGGTCAGGCGCGCGTTACCTTGGCGTTCGGCCTCTTACTGCGCCCGGCCGGTCAGGTACGCCACCAGAACCGGCCCGATGCGGTCTCCGCCGCTATCGCCGTAGTTGTTGATATAGCAGTCCGTCCACTCGTCCATCTTGAACTCGCCGCCCTTGTAGCCCTCGAACGTCTGTCCAAGCGCCGAGCGCGCGTGTTGCAGCATTGAGGCCACGGTCACGTTCTCGGCCGGCGCAAAAGCCACTTGTGTATAGTCGCCTCGGTAGCTCATCGGTTCGGCAAAGCCCAGCGGCGCGACGTGTTCTTGGTCGGCCGCGGCCAGCGCGTCGATCAGGTCTTGCAATCCCATTTCATCATCCTCCCGGCCGTTGGCCGAACTAGTCAATCAACCGGACACCCTACGGGTGCCGGTTATCTCCAGCGTTATCCATGCAAAAGCGTGGACTCGTACTGATGCTCGCTCGCCTCGGATTGGCGCCGCTCAATCTCGGCCGCGACTGCCGCTTGTAGCCGATGCCACGTCCACGACACACCCTCCGCATCGCCGCCGCCGTCAACCCAGGCTCGCGCGATTTCTGTCAAAAACTTGTCGTCGCTCATAGTTGGTTCCTTTGTGGATAACTGCGTGGTCAAGCGGACTCGCTGCGCTCGCCGCTTACCACGGCGTTAGGCGTCATCCATTTCCTGACTTCGGCCCACTCGTCGGGCGTGAAGCACGCGCTCGCCATCACGGTGCCGCGCAGGTAGGTCGAGAATCGCTCGCACCACTCGCGCCCCGCGCCCGGCGTCGGTTCCTGCCAGTCCTCGAAGGCATCGGCAATCATGCGGAGAGTCGCCCGCAGCGCCTCGACCTCGCGCCATGCCGCGTCGCGCTGCTGCACCGCGACCTTATGCAGCGCATCGCCAACCCGCAGCGCCTCGACCTCGGCACGCAGGCGGTCCAGCTCCATCAGCGCCTTACTCAGCACATCGCGCCCGCTCCACGCGCCATAGTTCCCCGCTGTGGCAATCAGGTCGCGCAACTCTTGCCCAACATCGCGGTCAACGGCGACGCCCGCCGGTTCGCTGCTTTCGTTCATCGAATCCTCCTGCGCCGGTCAGGCGCGCGTTACCTTGGCGTTGGGCGTCACTTCGTACTGCGCCTTGATCTTGCCGCGCGCAGACAGCCAGACCGTTCCGCTAGCCTTCGGGGTGGCGAAGTTGAGGCACCAAGACCCCTCATCGTTCTGCTCCAAGTGGAAGTAGCCAGACCCCACAATCTCGTCAAGCGTGCCGTTGTGTAGGCCCACTCGCAGCGCCATCGGCTCATGCTGCGGCCCATCAGGCTGTTCGTGCGGACCCTCGGGTACTCGCTCGCTCATTTCGTGCCTTCCTGCGCCTGGTGAATGAAGCCGTCCACCGCCGCCACGGAACGGCGGTGGACGGGTACAGCATCAGCCCTTGCCGCGCTTGCCGCCCTTCGGCACCTTGGCCTTGGGCTTGGGCGGGTTCGAGCGCGGGTCCTTGACGGCCATCGCACTTCTCCTGCAGTTACCCGGAGCCGCCGGGCGCGGTGTCACGAAGTTACCCGGTCAGCCGCCGCGCTGCGACCCTTACGCCAGGCTGTCAGGGATGATCTCACCCGTGTCCGGGTCGACGTCCGGGCCCTTCGGCTCGACCGCCGCCGGAGTCGGATCGGGCTCTTTCGGCTCGGCCTGCTTGCGCGTCGACGCCTTCACCTTCTCGGCCAGCGTCGCCGGCTTCGCTTCCTCGTCGGCCTGCGCGATCGGATCGAACCAGTCCCCCGGCGCGCTCATGCCGTCGCGCAGGCTGGCGTAGACCTTTTTGAGGCTCACCACCTGGGCCGGCTGGATCGCGTCCAAGCGCCGCTGGATGCGCTTCTCGATCTGCTCCCTGCTGACGCCGAACGCCTCGAACGCCTCGACCAGCTTGCGCTGCGTTTCCGGGCCGGTGTCGCAGTCGGCGCGCATGGTGGCGTCGCACGCCTCGACCGCGGCCTCCACCACGTCGCCGGGGATCACGCCGAGGATGCACGCGCGCAGCCTGCGTGCGCCCTGATTGGCGACGAGTTCGTACAGGTCGCGCGGGTCGGAAAGGTACTGCACACCCTTCCTGGTGTGCCGCTCATGGCGCACCTGGAACACCTTGGACTGGCGCACGTTGCGCTCGAGGTCGTGGGCGTAGGCTTCGACCGTCGACTCGCCGTGCCGCTGCTCGAGTTCGCGGATCCCGAACTGGATGTTGCCCCACTCCTGCGCCATCGCCTCGGCCAGCCGGATCGACGGGCCCGCGATCTCCTGCCCGCCGCGGGCATACGAGTAGAGGGCCGTCGCCGCCAGCGTCGGGCGGGCGCAGGCGTTCAGGATGCGGTCCATCGCCTGCACCGCGTCACGCGGGAAGCGGCGCGCGACGGTCATCATGGCCTGCACTTCCGCGACCTCGCGCTGCGTTGCGGCAGCGGCGATGGCGTTGGCCGGCTCGGCGCGCACGACGCTGCCGAACGGGTTGGAAGGCTGTCCGCCCTCCGGTTTCACGATTGCGTTCATGGGGCTTGTTCTCCGTGGGGATGGGGTGTGCTACTTCACAAGGAACCGGCGAGAGGCTTCCCCGGCGACCGTGAACCGCCGCGCGATGTCGGGGTGCGCGGCCCTGAGAGCCTTCGTGTCCAGCCGCTCGGGGGCCTTGGCAAGCTTCCATGTCGCCGCCGCCTTGCCGTTGACCAGCAGGGCCTCGCGGTCGGCCATGAACGCCTGCACCTTCGCCTTGGCGTCGTCGACCACCAGGGTCCACTCGTCAATGCGCTCGCGCGCCGTGCGCAGTTGCTCGAGGGCGGCGCGGATGTCGTCCGGCGCCTCGACCTCGCCCACCGCCGGGCCGCGCGCGAACCTGGCCGCGGCCTCGGCGGGCGTTGCCGGCTCCGGCGGCACACGGGGCTCGACATGATCCTTCCAGAACGTCACGCACGCCTGCACCAGCGCGTCGATCGTTTCCGGGCAGCGCGGAACGTGGTAGATGCGGAAGTCGCTCCCGCCGATCAGGACGGCCACGCGGGCGAAGTCCAGGTCGGTGACGCACAGGTAGTGCTGCACCTGCAGGGCGTAGTGGTCGGGGATGTCTGCCGACCACTCGAGCCCCCATCCGTCAGCGGTGCGCGCGGTCTTGACCTCGAGGATGCCGGACGGCTCGCCCGCCTCGCTCAGGATCACGCCGTCCACGCTTGCCAGCAGGTACGGGATCGTCGGGTGCTGGACGATCGTGTTGCTGTCCTGCAGGGCTACGGCGTCGCCGGTGACGTTGCAGTAGTGCTGCCGCACGACGGGCTCCAAGGTGCGGCCCCACAACATCGACGGGTTGTCCGGCTGGTCAGCGATCTCGCCGATCTTGTCCAGGTAGACATCCATCGGCGTGCGCCACTTGGACATCCCGACGATGGCGGCAACATCGCTGCCGCCGATGCCGCGCTTGCGGTCGGAAAGCCATTCCTCGCGGGTCTTGAGTACGGCGCTCACAGCGGCAATCCCGCCTGCGCGTCGTCGGGGATCTCGCCGCTCGGACTGTTGATCGGCACGATGCCGCGGCGTTCCAGCGCCAGGGCTTCCTCGACGGTCGGGCGCCGCGCCTCGAAGTGCGTGGCGACCACGGCGATCGCGCCGGTGGTGTTCTTCGCGTAGACGCGATGGACCTCGCCGGTCCTCTTGTCAGTAACGTGGTACAGGACGGGATCACGGGGCGTTGCGGGGTTGCTCATGGGGCTTTCTCCTTGGTGGTCAAGCGATCAGCGCGTCCCACGCCAGAACGGCGAGGGTGGCGGCGATCGCGGTGAGGATCACCCACGCCATGACCTCGGCGTGGGCTTCGGTCCACTGTCCGAGCCGGCGGCTCGGCAGGCGGTCATCGTAACGGCGCTTCATGCGGCCTCTTTCGCGCGGCGCTCCGCGATCAGGGCGTACACGCTGAACAGATCGGCCCAAGTCGCTTCCAACAGGGCCCGGTTGTGTTCGTCCGCGACGTACCACGCCGCCGCCAGCGCGTGGGCGAACAAGCCGCCATGCGCCTGCATCGCTTCCACGGTGTTGTGCGTGTTCATGCTGCCTCCCAAAGGATTTTCGGACTGGAGTTGTTGGTGCCCTCGGACGTAAATCCGCGGGCGAGGAGCCGTCCCTCGCGGGCGGCTTTCTTGATGACGCCGCCCCAGGCCCGCGTGTCGGCGGGCTTCGGCAGGCCGCAGGTGTCGTGCGCGTAGGCGATGATGACCTCCGCGATCGCGCGCTCGCCCTTGTGGATGCGACACCACGCCTTGACGATGGTCAGGGCGTGGTCGCTCCACCGGGGGCTGTCGCAGTCGGCGCGCAAGACGGCGCGCGCCATGCCTTCCTCGCGGGCCGGCTTCACAGGCCCACCGCGTTCGGGCGGACGCCAGCCTCGCGGCGCAGGCACTCGCGTTCCAGCGCCTCGGTGTTGCACTCGACCGCCACCTTCATCGCCAGCGCCAGCACATGCCCGACGGACGCGGCGACCTCGGGGGACGGCTTGAACCCGGTCGCGGTCAGGACAGGAGCGAACTCCCGCGCCAGGTCGATCAGGCCATCGGTGAGGGACTGGAACACTGGGCCGTCATCGCACAGGGCGTCGGTCACAACCGAATCCCACCAGTGTTCGATGATGGCCCCGCGGGCCGCCGCCACCCGGTCATCGGGCGGCAGGGCCGCGTCGTAGCGCATCTGCGCCACCGCGAAGTGGTCAGTCACGGGGCACCTCCACGCCGAAATCGGCCAGCATGGCCTTGGCTTCCTCGCGGTCGTTCACCGGGTTCGAGGTGTCGCCCTCGAACGCGCGGGCGACCTGCACCGCCACCAGTTCCGGGGGCGGGCGCTTGGGGTCATTGGCGGCGCGCTGCATCTGCGCCTTGAGCAGCGTTGCGAACATCGTCATGGTGGCCTCCGTGAGCCGTTGACGGGATCGGGCTTGCGGGGAGACTATACCTCGGTCAGAATAGGACCGCAATACCACCAGAGGAATAACCATTGGACATCAAGCCAAGCGTCATCCTGGCGCAGGTTCGGAAGCGAATCCTGGCGCAGAAAGGCAACTACGGGCGCATCGAGCGGCGCCACCGAATCCCCAAGCACACGCTCGCCAAGATCGCGTGCGGGGCCACGAAAAAGCCGACTCTCGAGAAGTTGCTGCGCGTCAGCGCGGCCCTGGACAAGTGGGAGGCTCGAAATGCTGAACCACGGGATTGAGGTTGGCCTGCTGAACACGCCGGTAGCCGACATCGCGGACTACATCGAGGATGCCATCGACGCCTCGCCCATGCGGCAGGCATGGATCGGGGTCAAGTCGCCGGGGCGCCTGTTCGTGAAGCCGCGCCAGAGCCCCAACGATCGGCTCGAAGCGGCATGGGAGATCCGCGTCGCGCTGGACCCGGAGCCGCGCAACAACCTGATCCGCCGCATCGCGGCCACCATCCTGACCACGACCGAGCCGTGAGGCCGCGGCGCGCCAACGGGCAGTTCGCTGCAGGCCAGCCGGGCAGGGCCCGCGCGTGGCCCTGGCAGGTCGGCGCGGAGTGGTCGATCCCGCGCCGCTTCTGCGGCTCCTACTGGTACACCCAAGACAACGGCCTGCGCGCCCTGGGTCGGCACCACGGGCTCCGCGTCAGCGTGCGCCGCGTGGCCGGCTGGGGCATCACTGTGCGCGTTCTTGGCCCCCTTCAACCACCGCAACCGGCGGGGACGCCCCCCGTGCCCGCCCGCGCCGAGAAGGCCGGGCAACGACGGGACATCACGGCTGCGGTTCCTATTGCGCAGGTAACGCTCCAAGCGTTACCGTAACGCCTACGCTGTTACAGGAGAGCGCGGTGTATAACAAAATCTTCACGAAGATACTGGATTCGTCCATCTGGCTGGCGCCCGATCCGCACCGAATCGTCTGGATCACCCTGTTGGCAGCGATGGACGAGGACGGGAACGCCATGTTCGCCTCGACCGCCAACTTGGCGGCGCGCGCCAGGGTGACGCGCGAGCAGGCGGCGTCCGCGATCCGCGCGTTCGAGTCGCCCGACCCGGACAGCGGCGACCCGGACAACGAGGGCCGGCGCGTCGAGCGGTTTCCAGGCGGCTGGCACATCCTGAACGCCGCGAAGTACCGATCCATCGTCACCAAGGAAATCGCGCGGGAGCGCACTCGGGAGCGCGTGGCGAAGTGGCGTGAGCGGAAACGCGAGGTAACGCAAGGTAACGCTGGTGTAACGCCGAGTAACGCTGCGAAACGGAAGCGTGACGCTTCGGTAACACCATCAGAAGCAAGAGCAATATCAACAGCAGAAGATCAAGAGCTATCGGACGCTTCGCGTCCTCACCCCGGAGCGATCGCTGGCGCGATCCCTGCCGGGGAGTCGGTGCAGGCGTTCACCGACCCGACATCCGGTGTGAGGGCCGTCGCGCGGGCGATGGTGAAGGCAGCCGACCCCCCCGACGACCTCGCTGCCGGCTTCACGGAGTTCTGGACCGCCTACCCCCGCAAGGAGGCCAAGCGCGACGCCCTCAAGGTCTGGAAGGCGCGCCGGATCGGGACCAACCCCTACCTGATCCAGCGGATCGTGAGCGACGTTCAGGAGCGGGCCGCGCACCACCGGCCCTGGCTGGACGGGTTCACCCCGCACGCCCCGACCTACCTGCGCGGGGAACGGTGGACCGACGCCATCGACCGATCCCGCCCCAAGACCCGGATCGCCAGCGCGCAGGACATCGCCGGCGACCTTCTCGACCAAGCGCGGGCCGACCGCGCCGCCGTGACCAACCTGCTGCTGACCGACGAAAGGAGCGAACCATGACCAAGCGTGACCTTCGGCCCCTGTGGGCCGCCCTGGTGGGTATCTACGGCGCCCGCTTCGTCCGAGACTTCGGCTCGGACCCATCCACGACCGCCGCAGGAGCCCTGTGGGAGCGTGGACTGGCCGGGATGGGGGACGATGCCATCCGGCGTGGGATCGACGCCTGCGTGGCGTCTGGCGACGACTGGCCCCCGTCCCTGCCCGCCTTCCGGGCGATGTGCCTCGACATCCCGCCCTTGGCCGCGGTGAAGGAGGCCCTGCGGACGGGCAGGCCCCCGGAGGCCCTGCGCCGGTTCCTGGTCCTCGTCCACGCCCGGCTCGATGCCTTCGAGCTGCGCCGCGCCAGCGCCGAGAAGGGCGAGCGGATGATCGCTGACGCCTACGGGCTGGCCCGTGACGCGGTGCTGCGCGGCGAACCCCTGCCCGACATGCCTGCCGGCCACATCGAGGCCCCGCGCGAGCCCGAGCGCAAGCCGGCGGACCCGGAGCGGGCTCGCGCCGCGATGGCGGCGGCGGCGGCGGTGCTGGGCGCGGCTCACGCCGACGCGACGGAGGGGGCGACATGAGCACAACGCACACCTACCAGCGCCCAGGCGCGGCGCCAGCGACGCCGGACACGCTTTGGCGATTCTTCGACGCCGCGATCCTCGATGCCATCGAGTGCGGCGCAAACGAGGCATGGCGCATGGAGGATTTCATGCGTGCCAGAGGGTTCGGTCTTTTGGACGGATCGGCCAACGGCTACATGACCGCGCTGCGCCGCGACATCGGCCGGCGCCTCGCAACGCTGCGCCACCGAAGGTTCATCCGCTACGACCGCAAGACGCGGGTTTGGGTGCGAATCGGAGACGCCGCATGGAATGCCAGCAGCGGATGGTCATGGATTCCGCCGCTTGTCGGCGTGGCGATCAGGGTGAAGCCATGACGCCGCACAACATCGGGCTCGGGTACGCCTGGCTTTTCTTCCGCGTCGATGGCCAGCGCCGCCTGCTGCGCATCGGGCCGGCGCGCACGCGCATCGAGAACAGAGCCATACGGGCGGATTTCAAGGTTCCCCCCGCCCTGCTGGGTCGGCGCGGGGACTGCGTGCGCTGCCGGTATGCGAACGACTACGGCGCGCGCGGCAGCGATATTCCGGTGGACTTCTGCGGGTTTCGAGGCCCCTGGACTGCCGACCTCGCCCTTCATGTAACCACGGGACTCAGCGCATGACGACCATCGACATCACGATTCCGCTGCGCCTGCCGACGCGCAACGAACTCGACCGGATGCACTTCCATGCCAAGAAACGGATCGCGCGCAACATCGCGGAACTGGTCGCGGCGGAGTTGATGATGCGGCGGTGCAAGCCGGCGAAGCCGTTGACGCCGGTGCGCATCACCATCGAGCGACACTCGTCACGGCAACCGGACCACGACAACCTCAACGGCAGCGTCAAGCAGCTGTTGGACGTGCTGCAACCCTTCGTGTCGCCGCCGCCAGGGACGCGCAAGGGCGGCAGGCCGCTCGGGCTCGACGTGATCGCTGGTGACGACCCGAAAAACATGCCGCATCTGACCGTCATGCACGTCAAGGCAGCCCCAGGAACGGAACGAACCCGCATCATCATCCAGAGGATCGACAATGAACGTAGCGCAGCCGCAGGCCATCCCGCAGATGATGCGCCCTGGTGAACTGGTCGGACGCTTGTGCCGCATCCGGCTGATCGACGACCGCAGCCGGCCCTATGCGCCGGCACCGAACCCGGTGCGGATCGCGTTGACCATCCATGACGGACGGATCACGCACGCGCATGACCTTCGATGGGGGCCGCTGCTGGACGACCCAGCGCGCACCGACATGCGCATCCCGCCGCCCGCTGGCTTCGTGGTCGAGTTGATGGAGCGCGACGACGCCG